CCCGCCGCCCCCCCATAGAGGAGCTCCGTCGCCACGGTCGAAAACGCTATCGCCTGCTTCGCCTGCAGCGCGATGGTCTGCCCGGCCGCGGCAGCGCTCATATGATCTGCTCCGCGGCAGGGAGAGTCTGCTTCACGGGCTCGGCGTCAATCACGATTCCCGGCTCGTCCGCCGGCGCCATCACGATCGTGAGGGAGGGCTGCAGGCCCGTGTGCTGGTGCTGCACCTTCTCCCCGTAGCGCTCGCGGTTCCAGCGCGCGGCGAGCTTCAGCCTCGTCTCGATCCGCAGCTTGTCCCGCTGCACGTTCGGGTCAAACGTCTCGCCGTTTTCCTTCCGAACCTCGGCCTGCTCGTCAGCGATGGCAACCGCCTCCTGCGCGAGCGAATCCGCCCAGATCGCGAGCGCCGCCTCGTACTGCGACTTCCTCTCCGCGTCCTCGGCTATCCACGCCGCGAGTCGCCCGTACGGAATCTCCCAGGCGCGCGCAATCTCGCGCAGCCGCTCCCCGTCCGTGAGCCTCTGCACGATGATCGACATCGTGTCGGGTTGCCGTATCACGTGCTCGAACCGCGCCACCGGTCCGGGATTCGTCACGCCGCGCGCCTCTCGCCTACCCAGCGCACGAACGCCGGACAGTCACCGAATACCTGCCGCTCGATGTCGAAACTCCCCCAGAGCCCAGACTGCTGCGTCCAGTCCACCTTCGCCGGACCAACAATCCTCGCCTGGTAGCGGCGACAAAATCCCCTCTCCGGGCACCACTGCCCAGCGCAGTTCGCCTTCGTCCACTCGCTCAATCGAACGACGCCGCGGGTCTTGCCGCCCGCTTGTCCGGCGCCGAAGCGCACGCAATCCCTGCACGGAGAAGGAGGAAGCCGCACAACGAACGCACACGCATGCGCGCGGCTTTTACGCACTTCAAAAAATCACGTCAACGCAATCGCGTTCGTCTCCCGCAGCGCAAGGAGGTCGACCACCAGAACGCGAACTTGGAGTCCCGAAGAAAAAAAGACCCCCCTGGTAAACCGGAGGGAATTTGGTCGGGGTGCAAACGCGCGCGTCCGCCTAGCCCCTTGCCCTTGTCCACAGATCGATGCCCCCCCCTATTTCGGCCAGGAAATGCGGCCAGCGGCCTCGACCCGACTCGGATCTAGCTCAAAAGCGTATCGCTCATCACGTAATGCATTGATGCACATACATGGTTGGCGCTACTGCTAATCGGCACTACATCAAGTGGGGCATCATCGGCACGAAAATCCGGATGCGAGAGTGCTGCTGCGGCAGAGAAAAGTGGGGCATGAAACGGGCGTGGGGCACAATCGGCACCATAAAAGTACTATTGCGCCGCACGCGCAGGCGCGCGTGGCTAGGATATGTTTGGTGATGCCCCACATGCCAGATGGTGCCCCACTCAGCGTTTTGGCTGGGTTGCGACTGGCTTACCGATCTCTTCGCCCTGAGCGTTTCTGGCGTACGTGAGGCGCACGCTGGGGCCGAATACCTCGCGCATGGCGCGCGCGAAGCTGGCGGCCTCAGGGAAGCGCTGGGCCGTCTCAGAAGGGGTAGTCGGGGACTCGGGTGTCGTCGCCATGTGAGCTGAGGCGCAGCGATAAGCCGCGGTATCGGAACGCGCCGCGGATCTTCACGGCGACGTGGCCCTTCTCCTCCATGGCCGAGGTGAAGGACTTGGAGCTCCAGGCTCGCTCGCCGCGCGACTCGCACCAGGCGCGGTAGTTCTTGTAGGCGTTCGGGCGCTCGCACTCGCCGTTCTGCTCGGTACGCTCCTCGAGCCACTCTCCGATCACGTCCTCGGCCTCGATATAGCGCTGCGTGGCGTCCACAACCTCGGCCGGAGGGGCAAGACCCTCACGCTGCCACGCGAGGCAGCCCTGAACCATCCAGGCAAGAATTTGCGGGTATTCCGCCTCGAGCTTCGCGGGTAGGTCGTTGTCGCGGTCCTCATCGCGGATGGTCACGGTAAACGGCACGAGATGGATGCGGCGCTGGATGGCCTTGCCGACGCCGCGGAGCTGCGGCTTGTGGTTCCCGGCGATCAGGAGCTTGAACTGGGGCTGGAACTCGAAATGGTCCTTGTTCATGAAGCGGGCCTCGATCCGGCCGCCTCCGGTGATTCGCTTGATGCGCTTCTCGTTCCAGCGCTTTGAGCTGTCCGTCTCATCCACGTGCACGAGGCGAGCGCCGCGCAGGCGTGCCATCTCGGTGGGGTGGCGCTGGTAGTCCGTCTCCATGAACACATCGGCGTCCGCCGCGCAGGCGTAGTCGCCAAGGATTTTCGCGATCGTGGAGATGAAAACACCCTTGCCGTTCTGGCCCGTACCGTAGAGGAACGCTAGGGCCTGCTCGCTCGTTTCCCCGGTGAGGCAGTAGCCGGCGTATCGCTGCAGGAAGGCGATCATGTCCTCGTTGCCGTCCATGACCGTCGAGAGGAACTTGCGCCACAAGGGTGCTTCGCCTGCGGCTGGGGCTATGGCGGTGCGCTTGGTCATGTACGACTCGGGGTCAGCTTCTCCGTGCTCGCCTGACTTCAGGTCGACAACGCCACCTGGGACGCCCAGGAGCCACGGGTCCGTGTCCCACTGATCCACGCGCGCGGCGATGCGCCGGTCGGACATGGCGAGGTCGCGCACGGCGCCTGCGGTGCGCTTGGAGTTCACACGCTTTTTGTCGGACGGGCTGAGTGCCGCGGCCTCCGGCCAGTAGAGCGCTTGGCGGGTGATTTCCACGGCAAGGCGGTCAATCTTGGCCGTATCGTCGCTGTACCAGCCATCGCCGCGCCACTCGAACCACATGCCCCACTGGCGCACATAACGCCATCGCTCGGCGTGGAGAGTGGCGAAATGGTCCGCAATGAAGTCCTCGGACATCGCGGCCGGCATGGGCTCGTCGTCCGGGTGCGGTGCGCGCACGACGTTCCCATCGACTGGGGATGGGCGCTGCTTCTTCTTGCGGTGCTCGGCCAAGGATACGGGCACCGCGGGGGGTGCTGGCTCGATCCGTTCCTCCGCGGCGGGTTCCTCGGGGAGCGGAGGCACGTAGTCATGGGCGCGCGGCTTTGCCCACGCGATGAGCTCGTCCGTCGTACTTCGCCAGTCAGCGATGTCCCAGGACGTTGCCATCCCGGCGGGGTCGACCAGTCGCACCTTGCAGCCAAGCCCTCGGGGGTCGCCCAGGAGCGCGGCAAGCTTCTCCGCGGCGATGAGGCCCGGCTCATCGTTGTCGGGGAAGATGAGGACCTTTTTCCCCGCGAGTGGCTTCCAGTCGTGCTTGTGCCATGCGTTCGCGCCACCAGTCCACGACACCGATGCATAGTTGGGGAGCAGGCGCGCGCCGGCGTCGGCTTTCTTCGGGCCTTCGGTGATGAGCACTGGCGCATCCGGACGCTCGCCGACGCGCTCAAGCCCGTAGAGGGGCCTCGGCTCGTTGAGATGGCCCATGCGCCACTTGGGAGTTTCGCCCTCGCGCGCTCCCCACGACCAGATGCGCGGTTCCTTCTTTCCCTCAACTTCGTAGCGGCACTCATACGCGATCAGGCTGCCGTCTAGGTCGCGTATCTCGAATATCGCGACGGGCTCGCCGAGCTCGCGCAGCTTGAACTTGGGGGGCGGCGCATCGGCCGGCGGCTTGGACGTGATCCTAGGCGCGCGCGGTGGCGGTGCGCCCTCGTGCTCGATCGGGGCCTTCGGCGTCCAGGAGTTCTCGCCGCCGAGCTTCTCGCAGGCGGCCTTGAAGTCGATTCCCTCGATCTCCTGCACGAAGCTGATGACGTCGTGATTCGCTCCGCACGAGAAGCAATGCCCGAACTGCTTGACCGGTGACACCCAGAACGAGGGGTCGTGGTCCTTGTGGAACGGGCAGAGGCCCACGAACTCCGCGCCGCGTTTCTTGAGCGCGACGTAGGATCCAACGACGGATACGATGTCGTTCCGGCCTTTGATGCCGTCTACGTCGAAGCTCACGACAGGGTCAGGAGATGGTCGCTAGGCGCCGGCGATGCCGCGCGGTGTACCCGTAGTAGTCGGGTTTTTTCTCGTCGTTCCGAGGGCGGCTCTGGCGCTCGAGGATCTCGCAATCCGAGATACTCGGGACGCTGAACTGCTTGCCGACAAGGCGCCCGTCGAGGAACACGAGGTAGTGCGCGAACGATGGGTTGTCGAACATGGGCTGCTGCCTGATCGTGAAGCGCCCGAGCTGATATACGCGCGTCTCTGCGATGTCCATCAGACATCCCCTTTTTTCTTGGGCGGGCGTCCTCGCCTGCCGGGCGCCCAGGTGGAGGTTCTCTTACGTTGCGTATGCGTGCGCCGCGGCAGCGACTCCACCATGCGCAGATGCGCGTCTCGTTGCTCGCGCGTCATGTTGGTAGGAGAGCCAGCGCGGATTCGGCTGACCAGCAGTAACCGGAAATACCACCCTGAGCACGGATGGCGGCGATGCGTTCGGCCTGGTGAGGCTTGGGCTTCTCGCCGGGGCGCTTTACCTCGATCTCGAAGTATCGGCCGCCCACCAGCATGCCGCTCAGGTCGAGCGTGCCGGGAGTGCCGACCGTGACGTAGCGGTCGCCGCTCTGGTAGACACCGGACTGCCTGCGATCGACGCGCGCGACGCGGGGATCCGAGCGCAGCGCGGTGATGACTTCCTTGAGGACCGCTTTCTCTAACGGCGGCGCATCAGGAGAAACATCTTTGGGTTTGCGCACGCGCTCTGCGGGGACTTCCTGGCAGAGTCGCTCGGCGACTTCGGGTTTACCGTAGATTGCGCCCCATGCTCTATGGGTCGCGTTGAGGGCGAGGATGCGCTCACGTTTCGTGAGGCGCCCTCGTCTTTTTGTAGACATGGTTGTCTCCCATTCGATGCCCTGCCCCGTGCTGCGTAGACGATCAGCCACCACAACTCGCGCAGCGTCCGCCTCTTTTTCTTCTTCAGGTACTTCGCCCACTCCGCGTCAGACGGAGGGGTCGGCTCTGTGAGCCAGGTTCTCACCGAGCGACGGCTCTCAGCTTCGCGCTGCCGCCCGCTTGCTCCAGCGTTTGCTCAAGGATCGCCACCAGCCCCGGCAGCCTCGCCAGGGCTTCCTGCTTTTTTGCGTCCGGATCTCTCAGGTACTTCTCGATGAGCCAATAGATCGGCGTGTAGTCCTTCTTTTCCTCCAAGATGGCGAGCAAGTCCTCCATCCTGAGCGGACGATCGGGGTACTCTCCCGACAGGCGTTTCGTGAGGTCCGTAGGCGACACGTCGCACGCGCCGGCCGCGCTGTTTAGTCCTCCACGCCCGCTGTAGACGATGTGGATGAACGTGTCGCGCCACCGAGGAAAGCGCTGCAGGATTCCGGGCTCAAAATCAAGCGTGAACTGCTGCATGTCTCCTCCCGTCAACAATTGGTGACAGCACTTGACACCATAGGGCGAAAAAAATGGGCGCCTCACTTTTTAGGATCGCCCGATGTTCCGAGTTCTGCTGCTGATCTTCGCTGTGGGATGCGCCGGTCAGCCCCATAAGACCGATCTGCCCCATTGCTCCGAAGTCACCGTGACCAAAGACAAGGGGAAAAACCGTGCGCCGGAGTGCACCTTCGAGGATCCCCGCGGGAGCGTAAGATGAGAACTTGGTCAACCTGGGGAGGAGGCCATGAGAACCGTTTTCGCTTGCCTGCTGGTCGCCGGCTGCGCTGCGCAGCCTCGCCCTCAATATCAGTGGTTGCACGATTCGGGAGCAGCAGATCGCGCGCAGCTCAACCGCGACTCTGGCGCCTGCGAAGCCCAAGCGCTCAGCACGCACCCCGGTTTGCCCGTGGATCGAGGCATAGGCGTGTTTGTTGCGTGCATGCGCGGCAAGGGATGGCGACTCGTGGAAAGATAGATTCATGCGGCCCTGCGCCGCTTCGGAGAGAACACGTTCGCTTCTGCGCGCAGTCGGCCGCGCGTGATGCGTTCAAGTTGCATCTGGCGAGCGTCGGGCGGGTAGTCCCCCCACATGGAAACTGCGGACTGGCTGATGCCGAGCTTGTCGGCCAGCGCTTGCTGCGTTCCGTAGTAGGAAATCGCTTCGTGTGTCGTCATTTGCAGTACGGCATGATAAGCACGCTGATATTGAGACGTCAATAAGCATGCTTTTGGCCTACGCGTCGACAATTGGAGACATGGGGCGGAATATTGGTGTCCGCCTGCGACACGCAAGGAAGTTAAGAGGTCTGAGCCAGGCTCGATTGGCTAAAGACTCGGGTGTGAAGCAGGCCGCGATTTCTCAGCTCGAAACGGGTGAATCTCAGTCGTTCAAGGGAACAACCCTCGTTTCTATCGCTCAAACCCTTAAGGTCAGCCCCGAGTGGCTGGCGACAGGTAAGGGCCAAATGGACGGATCAGAACCTCCGCTCCCGCCCGAGGCGCTAACAGTGGCCAGGGAATGGCTAAAGCTTGGCCCAGAAGCCCAGCGAGACGTGCTGGCGCTTATCAAGACGATGGTCAAAACCTCTGCTGCAGAAATCCCGGCTGTATCCGATGAGCGCGTAGCAGCCGCCTACGGCACGCCTGGATCGCCGTCAAAGCCGAAGCGTCGATAAGCACACTTCGCGCGTCGTTTTAGTCCAATTTTTTTATCCACAGGTTTTATCCCCCTGTAGCACCCACTAACTAGGCCATTGCTGCGCTGCACATGGCCGTTTGTAGGTAAAACCGCGACATTTTATAAGCCCCCTTATTGACAGGCGAGTATCAGCCTGCTTATGATGCACCAACATCAAGCGGAGGGCTGATGCTCGAGGATCTGAAGCACTTCAAGGTAGATGACGACAGCGAGGACGGTTTCCAGCTCATCGCGAGTGAGGCTGCTGGAACCATCCTCCTGATCCTTGGCGTCCTGATTGGGCTGTTCTGGCCCCATGTCTAAGCGCCCTTCGCTGTTCGACCGGGACTTCAAGTACACGCCCGCCATCGAAACGGACGTGAAGAAAACCATCGAGCGCGCGCGCAAGCGCATGGCCCTCGCCGCAAAGGTCCAAGAAGAAAACGCCAAAGAGGTCGCCGACAAGGTGAAGCCTCTAACTCAGAGGAAAACCGCACATGGATGAAACGATGAAAGGCTTTCTCAACGTCGCCGAGCAGTCGCTTCGCGCCGGCATGGATACCGGGATGGAAGTCGAGAGGCGCCGACACTTCGCCGCGCTCCGAGCCTTGCAGACAGAGTTCCAGCAGGCGCTCCTCGACCCAGAGAGCCGCATCAAGACATCGCTAGAAATCGCGATCCTTGGCGTCCTCTCTCCGCTTGAGCAGGCGGACAACGCCTACGCGGTCGCTGGCGTCAAGCGCGACCAGCTCGCGCGCCACGATGGGCGAGACGACCATGATATGACCACGCGCGGAGCTCCGCTTCGGGGCTCCGCGTGAAGCCAGGCTTTTACTTCGCCTTGCCGGCGGCGCAGTACCACGCCGATCGACTTGCGGACTCGCCATCCATCTCGTCCAGCGTCGCGCAGATCCTTCTGCGCGAGTCGCCGCGCAAGGCGTTCTTCTGCCATCCGCGGCTGAATCCGGATTTCCGCGAGGAGCATGATGACCGATTCGATCTTGGTACGGCTGCGCACGACGCTCTGCTTACCGGGGCGCAGAGCATCGCGGTCATCGACCCCGCTCAATTCCCGAGCAAGGCGGGCTCTATCCCAGACGGATGGACGAATAACGCCATTCGCGCGGCGCGTGATGCAGCGCGAGCTGCTGGCAAAACTCCCATTCTGGCCAAGAACTACGCCGAAGTTCGCGCAATGGTCGAGGCCGCTCAAGCGTTCCTGGCGGACTGCGAGATCACCGAATACTGGAATGAGGCCGACAGCGAGGTAACGGCGCTATGGCAGGAAGGGAGCATCTGGCTTCGCTGCCGCTTCGATCGGCTGTCGAAGAACCACCGTTGCATCATCGACTACAAGACCACCGAGAGCGCGGCGCCGGAAATGTTCCAGCGGCAGATCGTCCGCATGGGCTATCACATCCAGGATGCGTTCTACCGCCGCGCTATTCGCGCGTTCGGCGAGAAGGATCCCGCCTTCGTGTTCCTCGCGCAATCGTGCGAGCCGCCCTACGAGTGCTCACTGCACGGCTGCGACCCGGCCATGCGCGAGATAGCGGACGCAGAGGTCGACCGCGCCGTGCAGACCTGGCGCATGTGTCTCCTCTCGAACAAATGGCCCAGCCACGGCAAGCGCATCCATTGGGCGATGCCGTCGAACTGGATGATCCAGGACCATGAAATGAGACTGATGGAGGCAGCAGCATGACGTTTTCGTTTCGCCCTGCCCTGCGTGAGAACGTGGGGCTACTTATTGGACTCGCTGGCGAGAGTGGCTCCGGCAAGACCTACACCGCCATGCGCCTCGCGCAGGGCATCGCTGGCGAGAAGCGCTTCGCAGTCATCGACACGGAGGCGGGCCGCGCCAAGCATTACGCAGACCAGTTCCGATTCGACCATGGCGACCTGAAGCCACCGTTCCGCCCCGATGCCTACTCCGAGGCAATCAAAGCCGCGGACGAGGCTGGTTATCCGGTGATCGTGGTCGACTCCATGAGCCACGAGCACGCTGGCGAAGGCGGGCTCCTCGACTGGCACGAGGAGGAGTTCGAGCGCATGGGCCGGCGCGAGGCCGTGAAGATGGCCGCGTGGATCAAGCCGAAGCTTGCGCACAAGAAGATGGTCAGCCGCCTCCTCCAAGTGCGCGCGCACCTGATCCTCTGCTTCCGCGCCGAGGAGAAGGTCGAGATGAAGCGCAACTCCGAGGGCAAGATGGAGATCGTCAAGAAGCAGACGGCGACCGGCCTCGACGGGTGGGTGCCCATCTGCGAGAAAAACCTGCCTTACGAGTTGACGGCATCGTTCCTCCTGCGCTCGACCAATCCAGGGGTGCCGCTCCCGATCAAGCTGCAGGAGCAGCACAAACCCCTTTTCCCGCTAGACAAGGCGATCACCGAAGAATCCGGCCGTTTGCTTTCTGCATGGGCAAGCGGCGGGGCGGCCCCCCAGGCGAATCCCTCCTCCCTCCTCAGTTCGCCTGGGGGTGCCGTGCAGTACGTAAGCGCGGAGCAACTTTCGGAGCTGCGCTCGCAGTTCGCGAAATGCGACGCCGGCGCGGAGAAGGCGTTTTTGCGAGTGACGGCCAAGCGGTACGGGAAGCCGCTCGAGAGCATCGAGAAACTGCCCGCGGAGGATTTCGAGGACGCGAAGGAATGGATTGACCTTCGGCGCCAGAAGGCGTCCCAGCCTAGCAGCGGAGCGACGATCTAATGGGAAAGTTCGTTGATGTGGTCTTGAAGCCGAAATTCGCCGATAGCCCGGAGCCCTCGCTCGAGGACTTCAAAGAAGGCACGGTCGCGTGGGTGCTGCAGAAGTACTACGACGAGTGGCGTCGGCGCATCGGAACGTCGCAGATGTACACGATCCGCATGCTGCAGTCTCGCTCGCCGCTTGCCAAGAAGATGGCCGAGAACCTGAAGCCAGCGGACATCATCGCACACTGCCAGTGGCGCATTAAGCAGCCCGTCCGCCGCGGCAGCGAAAAGACGGTTCAGCCGCAAACGATCGGGCAGGACATCACGTACCTGCGCGTCGCCCTCGACTACGCCTCGAGCGGCTGGGACATGCCCGAGATCACCGCCAAGGCGATCGAGGACGCGATGCCTAAGCTCGTCAAGTTCGGCCTTGTGTCGAAGTCACGGCCCCGCGATCGCCGCCCGGCGAAGGAGGAGTTCAAGCGGCTGGAGGACTACTTCAAGGCCCAGAACGAGCACTGGCGCACCGAGATCCCGATGGACGTTATCCAGGAGTTCCAAGTCTGGAGCGCCCGCCGGATCAGCGAGACGTGCCGGATTCTCTTCGTGGACGTCAACGAGGAGAAGCGCACGGTCATCGTGCGCGACATGAAGGATCCGAAGAAGAAGAAAGGCAACGACGTCGAAGTCCCGCTCCTCGGACGCGCGTGGGAGATCGTCGCGCCGCGGCTGCAGGCGTGGAAGGAGCGCGGCTCTCCAGCTCACGAGCGCGTGTTCCCCTACAACAGCAAATCGGTTGGCGCCCGCTACACCGCGGCGAAGAAGGAACTCGGCATCAAGAACCTTCGCCTCCACGACCTGAGGCGCGAGGCTGCGAGTCGCCTTTTCGAGGCCGGTTACAGCGTGCAGGAAGTAATGCTCGTCACCGGGCACAAAACGCCAATGATGCTGCTCCGCGTCTACACGAAACTGAAGCCGGAGGATCTGCACGCAGGCCCCGCGGCGAAGCGAGGCGCTAAGCCGGAGGCCGACCAGCCAGCGCCGATGCATTACCAGGGGGCCATCGCCCAGCAGGAAGCCCGTACATGACCTGGCTGCTCCCGACGCTGGCAGTGCTCGACGGTATCGAGGACGCCACCATCCGGAGCGTAGGTGAGTTCAACAAGACGGCGTATCTCCGCGCGTATCACATCGTCAAGCGGCGCCGAAAGTACAGGCAGACGTACACCCCGGAGCAGAAGGCTCGCAGGGTCAAGAAGCGCATGGAGCTCTACTACAAGAACCTCGAGCGAGAGCGGGCTAACGCTAGGGCGAGATATGCGAGACACCGCGAGCGCTACGCGGCTGCATCACGAGAACGGCAGCGCCTCAAGCGCGAAGGGGGAAAGAGCAAATGAAACGACAGACAAGCCTGAAGGACTGTCCGAAGTGCGGGATACGAGCTAGGTGTGTGGATACACGCGCAGTGAATGACGGTCGTATCCGTAGGCGCTACGCCTGCCTCCGTGACTCGGTGCGGGCAGAACTTCAAGTGGAACTACGGAAGCTGCTCGGCATAGAGGTACGGCTGCCTATTCAAGTCCGTAGGAAGCGCAGTTTCAAAGGCGTGGACATCGACGCCATTCACCGGAAGAGGGCGTGATGGCGGCCGTGACTGATCGCTACGCCTTATCCGCCAGTTCCTTGAGCCACGCAGAAATGCCCTTGGGCTTGGCCTTTCGCCTGTATGACGCCTTCTCTGCTGCGGTGCAACGGAAATGCACCTGCTGGGTGGCCTTCTCCTTGGCTGGCAGGGGTGGCCGTCCCCTACCCCGTTTGGGCTTATCCATGCCCGAATTATGGGGTACACAAATAATCCTTGCAATCCCTCCTAAGTGGTGATTTAATGTCTACACACTTAATCAAGGAGGTTCAAATGGAACTGACGATTACCAAAGGCCAAAACGGACTGACCTACGCCGCGTCGAACGACATCAACGAAGTGCGCTCTGCCCTGCTCATGCGCGGGTTCCGCTGCGATCAGCGGCGCGGCTGGGTGAGAGACGCCGACAACGCGGTGTCGGCCATCTTCTACACGGACAACCGCTGGACCGCCGTGGTGGATCAGTAAGGACATGGGGGCGACCCACTACCTGAATCGACAGGATGCAGCCGCGCAAGCAGCGAGAAGGCGCGGCCCAGGTGGTAGCCCCCGCCTTGTTCAGAAATCGGGAGTGTTCACGTTCCGCGAACAAGCCGGAAAGTTGAACAAAGGAGGTAACTAGTGACGAGCACGGACAGCCACGCTAAAGAATAGGGAGAGGAGGAACACATGGACAAAGACCTGAAAGAAGCCCTGCAAGCGATCAAGAGCCTGCGCGCCCAGCTCTGGCTGGCTTACGAGGGGAAGGATCACATCCCCGACGAGGCGAACGACGCGCTGGACGAGGGCGAGGCCGTTCTGCGCAAGCACAACGACCCCGACGACATGATGGACGCGGTTAAGGGCGAGTGATGGGCTCTCCCCACAGCTATCGGGACGAGGTTCTTCGTCGTCTGCAAAAGCTGACGGTAGACGACCTGACGGACTCCCCGAACTATTCAATGGACGTTATACAGCGGGCGATTCAGGAACTTGGTCAGCCCCAACCGGAGAACGGCGAATCTGTCGAGGCCGCGCTTCGCAACGCCTTCTACTACGGACAGCAGTCTGCGGAGGACCGCAGCGGCGACGTGGATTGGGACGCCAAGCTCGCGGCACTGATTACGCGCCACTGTGCCACATCGTCGCGCCCTACGGAGGAAAGGTGAAAGAGCGCATCAGGCAGCTCATAGCGACCTACCGGGACATGGTGAAACGCTCCAGGTCACGGCGGACCATCGACCTCCTGCAGAACGTCATTGCAGACCTGGAGAGCGTACTGGAGGAGGCCCAATGACGCGCAGACGGCTGACACATAAGCAGCGCGTTCAGAAGAGATACCGAACGGCCTACTGCATGCGGCATGCGGACCTTCCCGATATGTGGTGCGTGTTCCTGCGCCGCAACGACACCTTTGCGCTGGTTTGCGCTAGCAGTGTATTCAAAGCCTGGAGGGGAGCCCATGCCCACATCTCCTGACTCGCCGTTTACCCCACGGTGGAAAGCAGTCCTCGACAAGCACCGCAGGCATGTCGAGCTATCCCCAGGCGCAGGCAAGGACGCGCAGAACTACGCGCTGGCCGTCATTGCCGACATCGAGGCTGATTTCGTCCATGACTCGCCACGGTCGGAGACGGTGCCCACCGACTCCCCGCGCTGGAAGGAGATAGACGAGCTTTGCGAGGGCCGGTCGAAGATCGACCTGGCCGAAATCATCCTGCGCGAGAGGGCGGCACGGACTGAGATACGGGACAGCGTAACCGTCGCCAAGTCGTTCGCCCGTCGCGTGGAGCGTCACCTTGCCGCCTACGGGCAGGCCGAGCTGGACCGTCAAGCCCTGGCCGACATGATCGCGGAGGCGAAATGACTGCGCCGCTTGATAAGAACGCACCATTGACCGCCGAGCAATGGCTGGAGCATTCGATGTCCGGCATTGACGGCCTGATCCGCCTGTTCATGGGCGATGGCTGGAAGGTGGACTGCTCGCTCATCCACGGCCTGACCATAGCTCGCGGCCAGATCAACGAGGCATTGCAGATTCTTAGGGCGCAGCGGTCTGCCGAAGGACGGATAACCCCATTCGGGCCCGATCTATCTAAGCTCGCGCCAGAGCATCGCGCAGAAATCGAGAGGTTTCAGCGGTCGCTGGATGAGGACGATGCACCTGGCCCCGCCGCGTGGTTGCGCAAGTACGCAGGCACGGTGAACGACCCGGACGTGAACGTGCGATTGAGCATGGCCGCAGACGAAATCGACCGGCTAATGGCGGCGCAATCCCACGTCGCTACCACCTGCGAACACGGGCAAGCGAAAGAGTGCGAACAATGCTTCGACCTTGCTTCCCCCATCAATGCCGCATCGCAGAGTACCGGCTGCACCATAGCGGCTGGCAAAAGCGCGAGCGCGACGGGTGAGCGCGCGGACGCCCATCTACCTGCGAGCGCGGCGCCATCCTCTATCGGCACCAGCAAAGAGATTCAAGGCTCAGGCGGGGGCGATGGG